GCATTGACTCTTATACTTAATAGTTTTCCAAGATCATTATAGTGATAGTCTTGCATAACGTTTTCTTCTCTAAGTCCCAAACTATGAAAAGCTAAAGAGTGTAATGTTTGAAAATATCTAAGTTGTTTTTTTTTATACTGAGGATTTTTTTTAAGCATTCTATCTCTTGCTTCATGCGCTGCTTTACGAGTAAATGCAAAGTAACCTATTTTATTTACTGGAGTACCCACTCTTATGTAGGCCATGGCTCTTCGAATTAATTTTTCTGTTTTCCCTGTACCTGGAGGGCCATAAATTTTCGTAACTTTTGTCATTAAAGAATATCTTTTTTACTCTTCATTGGTAAAAGCTCTATTTCATTTTCTTCTTTTTTAAAATTACTCATAGGAATTTTTACACATCTTACTGGATTATTTGATTTTTTCTGTGTAGGTTTTTTAGGATATCTTTTACCATGTCCTAGTTCTGCTTTAAAAAAATCTATCAACATTTGTCCTGTCTTATCTATTTTAACTTTCCATTCTTTATTTTTTAAAAAATTATAAAATGGATCGTATACAAAATAAGCAAAGCCATCTGTATCTATCAATGTACTACCACTTCTAAATGCAGCATCACTTACAGCTGGAACACCATAAACATAATCTTCTAAATGTTTATGTAATATTTCTTTTGGTGATGTACCTGGAGGAGCTTTTTCCGTTTTCATTCCTTGCCATAAGTTGTCCAAAATAGTTTGCATATCATCTTCTTTTATTCGTGGTGGTGGGACAGGAGTATGTGCGCCTATCAAACGTCTAAGTTTTTCTTGGTCCATCATATAGTTAATATCCTTTGCAATTATTTGTTGTGTAGTTTCACCTTCAACTTTATCGTTATAATGCACAGTAAATCTAAATTCTGGATCTGGTACGTGATTTATTTTAATTAATGCAGACAATGTTGGAAACCTTTTTACTTTGTCAGATGCTACACCAAATTTTCTTTTCAAACATTCTGATTTAACACACATGCTATTGATAGGTTCTTCTGAACAAGTGTGGCCTGCAGTATCTTTTTTGTAAGCTTTAATTTTTTGTTTTACTTTTTCATCACCCCATATGTTGTCATAAACAATCATCTAGTTTAGATTTTGATAATCTTTGTAAACATACAGGACCATCTATAAATTCATCGGCACCACCTGTAAGTTCAAGTCTAATTAATTCATCTGCAAATTCTTCTAGTTCTTCTTTTGTTTTTGTGTTAGCCTCGACGACTTTTATAAATTGCTCAAATGTAAACTCTGTACCATCTAAATTTACACCCACTCTTTCGTTACGGTTATAATAGGGCAAGTTAATAAAATTACCATTAATTGGTTTTTGATCTGAGCCTATACCTAACTGTGTTTGTTTTGGAAATATTTCTGTTGATGCTTTTAAATCAAATGTAAATAATAATTTGTCTAAAAAGTTTCTTACAAAACTTGCTTTAACTAGTTCTTTAAAAAATACATAGATATGTAATCCACCACTTTTAGATTTGACAGGCACTACTGGAATATTTTTTTTATCTATTATTTCTAAATATTTTCTTAAATCAAAGTTATCGTATTCGTCTGAATCTATATCTATGGCTCCAAACTTTGCGAGTCCTTCGTCATTGCAGGGCTGAATACCAATAGATTTTTTACCTGTAAGATGATCTAAATAATCTAATTCTAATAATTCTTTTGCTGCCCAGCCATATTTTAATTTTAATTTACCAGTCGCTGGGTCTTTGTATGCAGAGTTTATATCGGCATAACCATAATCTCTTTTAAGTCCTGTAAATATTTCTATAAATTTATTTTCCATCTTTCCTTTTTAGTAGGGGTGACTCCACTCTCGCTTTGCCACCCCTGTTGCAACTATTCCCAAAAGGAATTTTACATAATGTGAGCGGATCCATCCGAAGATTTAGCCGTATCTTCCTCACCGTGTTTTACTTGAACATCTCCTTTAGAAATGCTCTCAGCAAAACTTCTAGCTTGTTGATACGTGGCTGCATCTTGAATTGGACCTGTTTTGCTCACTTCCCAACCAAACCATGTGCCTTTGTCGTTAGACTGTTGCACAGTTTTTAATTGATAAAGATGGCTAAAAGATGCTGGTGTGAACATACCGTTCTTACCTTGCAACTTTATACTTTGCATCATGCTATTCCATTTTCTACTAATTTTTAATTGAGTAGATTTCATAGCAATCAACGCAGTGGTTGGTGAAGCACCATTGACCACAACAAAATGTTGCGCAGTCTTTTCGATATAATTACCATTTGGAAGTCTATCTTTAAAATCTGCACCTCTAGTTGTTTTAGTCATGATGTCACTAGATGCAGGATAGATATTTACTGGCGCACCAGATCCATCTTTTCCTCTATCTTTCCACTCGACATACTCGAGCTTGTAGTAACATGGAATCACTGGGACTCCTTCTTCACCATTGAAGAGTTCACCTGTCACTGAATTGTAAATCATTCCAGGCTCTGCACCTTCAACATACTTACCGTCTCTCTTATTTACTTCAGGAGATAACTGTCCAAGTATTTTAAGAAATGGTAATGCAAGATCGTCTTGTCCTACCACTCCAGTCTGCACATTTGCATCTGCTTCAAACACTACGTTTGTAGCTAATGCACCATTTTTCTTTACTGTTGGTTCTTTGTTCATGTTTCTATTTCCTTGTTATTTTGGTTCTGTT